TGGCTTAGATATGAATAAAGAATTTGAAATAACAACAGTTGTAAATACTTCAGCATACACAGTTACTCACACAGATACTGCTTCTGGCTCTTCTACTGGCGGTGGAACAGGTAATGCTGCTTACCAAATATCTATTGGTCCTGCCTTTTCTGTACCGGCATATGGATGGGGAACTGCTGTTTTTGGGGAAAGTACATGGGGAACTCCACGTTCTGCTTCTAATGTGACATTGGAGGCTCGTCAATGGACATTGGATAATTACGGAGAAGATTTGATTGCCACAGTTTTAAATGGTGGAACATACCAATGGGATACATCTGTTGGTGTTGAAACAAGAGCAACTGCGGTTGCTAATGCACCCACTTCTTCTCGTTTAAGTTTAGTATCCACACCTGATAGACATTTATTATTAATGGGGACAGAGAACACGATCGGAACACCTAGTTCTCAAGATGATTTGTTAATTCGTTTTTCCGACCAAGAAAATATAAATGACTATCAACCTACCGCAGAGAATACTGCTGGTTCACTGCGAATTGCCGATGGATCACGGATCATTGCTGCGGAAAGATCAAGAGGAGCTATCCTTATTTGGACAGATACTTCTCTTCATGCTTTACAATATATTGGTCCTCCTTTTACTTTTGGTTTACGACAGTTAGGTCAGAACTGTGGAATTATTGGTTGTCATTCTGGGATTGATTTAAATGGTGTTTCTTATTGGATGTCTCAAGACTCTTTCTATCTGTTTGATGGTTCGGTGAGAAAACTTCCTTGCACTGTAGAACAATATGTTTTTGGTAATATTAATATTACTGCTTCTGAAAATACTTATGTCGGTCACATAGGTGAGTTTAATGAAATTATATGGTTTTATGCTAAAGCAGATTCTGATCAACTTAATGCCTGCGTTGCTTACAACTATACAGAAGGTACTTGGTGGATAGGAACTTTAACAAGAACCTCTTGGATTGATCGTGAAGTATATGACGCACCAATAGGAACTCAATATTTAGCTAATACCACAGCAAACAACGAAACTATTTTAGGATTAACTCCAGGCGCTACTCAAATGTATCTTCAAGAAACAGGGAACAATGCAGACGGACAAGCTATGAATGTTTATTTAAAATCTGGTGCAATTCAAATAGCACAAGGAGATGAGTTTGCTTTTGTTTCTAAATTAATTCCAGATGTACAAAATCAAAGTGGCGTATTAAATGTAGACTTTGAATTTTTAAGATACCCTAACGATACCTCCCCTGTCTCTAAGTCTACTTCATTTTCCTCTACAACAAACAAGGTAGATATGAGAGGAAGAGGTAGAGAGTTTACAGCTAATATTGTATCTAACACAATAGGCACTGCTTGGAGATTAGGAACACTAAGATTTGATATTCAACCAGACGGAAGAAAATAAATAAGTGATAATTATAGATGAAATTTTATCTAAAGAGTCTTGTTCTTCTTTAATTAATTTATTTAAAAATAATCCAAAAGAACACCTTCCTTGGAGGGATACTATGTGCTTACAGCTAAGAAATGATGAGACTAATTATTTAATGAAATTAATGTTTATGTATTCCTCTTATCTTAATCAAAAAGGAATAATGGTTTTTCCAGAATTAATTCAAATTGTTGAGTGGAAACCAAGGAGTAAACAAGATCCACATTTTGACACAGAAAGAGATACAACTCATTTAACTTCTATTACTTATTTAAATGATGATTTTTTAGGGGGTAAGACTTGTTTTGAAAATGGAATAGAGGTAAATCCAAAAACAGGAACTACTGTGTTTTTTGACGGAGTCAAAGAAAAACATTGGGTTAGTGAGATACAAAAAGATATTAGATATACTTTAGCAATTTGGTATACTAGTGATATAAATTTGATATATAAGTAATTATGGCTAAATTAACTTTAGGAAGATTCCCCGACCCACCTCAGGATTACGATCCTCGTAATTTCTTTGAGTTAATAAGACAACTAGAACAATTAATACAACAATTAAATACTTCTTATACAAATGATATAGCACAAGAAGCAACAAGAAGATCATGGTACTTTAGTGCCGCAGGAGATTAATGGCAGACGTATTTAAAAATTTTACAGGGCAAGTTAATATAGCTAACACAACAATATTTACTGTGCCAGAAGCAGATGTTGCAAATAATGTTCCTGTTACTACTTATGTAGCAAAGACTTTATATGTTGTACATAGCCTAGCTAATGCCGCTAAAACTTCCGTTAGTATTTGGCATTATGATAAAAGTGAAGATGTTACAATTGGATTTGCAACAGAAACTACTACTGGAGTAGCACTTAATGTTTTACAAAATGGTATTTATGTATTTGAAGCTGGAGATCAATTAATTATTTCAGCTAATTTAGATGGTGAATGTAATTATTCGTGTTCTTTGTTGGAAATAAAACAACAAATATAATTATTTCTTTCTTTCAAATAAACTTCCTACATGTCCTTTAAATGCTCTATTACCAAAATGTGTTAGAGGCATTGATACATCTGCCCATATTTCTCCACCACATTCTTGCCATAGTCTTGAAAAATAATAATCCTCTGATAAGTATCTTTTTTTTTCACCATAAACACCTGCAGCAAATAAATCATAACAATAGTTAGAAGAGAAAGCTTTCCCATTAATAATCTGATCAGAATTATATTTACGCTCAGGGAACTTTTTCATCATAGTTCTGAACACCTCTCTCTTGACCAACATCATTCCTGTTGCAGCTTCATTTACTTTTGCAAATCCATTCTCTACTCTAACATCCCCTGGATTATCAAAGTTTAAATTATAACCTAAAGCCTTTGCTTCTATTTCATCTTCTTTTGCCTCTGGATTATTCTTTAATATTTCAGGTACTTTTTCTAAGTGAATATGTTTCCTTGGATAAATTCCACAAGCTATATCTTTATCTGCTAGTAATAGTCTTTCTATATTTTGAGCAGTAAAACCAATATCTGAATCAATAAATAATAAATGGGTAGCTATAAAATCTTTGTCATCAAACATCATTGAAACAACTGTATTTCTAGCTCTTGTTATGAGGCTTTCATTACCCATAGTTTGAAATCTTAAACCTACTCCTTTGGCCATTGTCCATTGTTGTAGTTGTAATAGCCCATGCATTGTACTCTCAGTAAGCATGCCACCATACATAGGCATTCCTAAGAATATTTTAAAACCTTTTTGCCTTAGTTCTTGTTGTTCTAACATATAGATATTTGCAATAAATATACAGTTGATTTCCTAGTTTTTCAACTATAAAACTATACTATGGCAAAAATTATAGATGAACCTATCATCTTACGCTATGAGTATGATATTGAGGGCAATAAAATCCCAGTATATAGTTGTAAGGTTGAAACTACTATTACAAATTCAAGAACTGGCGTTGAGTATGATTCAGAAGATCATGCACTTAATGATGTGGATGATCCTAGCACTGCTACTACCCATTCGGATATTCGTAGAGATGTTGTGGTTACTGCACCGAAATTATTTACAGGGGCGGTTACCCCTAAAAAAGGATAAAAGATGAATACAAATCAGTATGGCAGACATGGAGATAACTTTGTAGCCCACGTCCAAAAAGGCGAGATGGTTGTCCCTAAAAGAATTTTAAAAGACCGACCTGATTTGAGAAAAGAAATTTATAAGGAGATTGAAAAGTATGGAGTCAAGGGGTCTCGGTATGTTGTGGGTAATAAGTCTAATAGTATTAATCCATACACTGGCCAACCAGAATTTTTTCTAAAACAAATTGTTAAATCAGTTAAGCAAGCACTACCTGTTATTGGTGGTATAGCCGGAGCTTACTTTGGTGGGCCGTTGGGCGCGTCCATTGGTTCAGGATTAGGTAGTTTTGCAAGAGGAGATAACCCTGCAAATATTGCTACCAATGCTTTAATGGGCTATGGCCTTGGAAGTTTAGCAGGTGGCGCTATGACTGCACGAGGAGTAGGATTTGGTAAGTTAGGTTTTCAACCAAGCTCAACTGGTTCTATGTCTAAAGTTGCTTTTGATAAAATGTTACAAAATCAAGCTGCCGCAAAAGAAGCAGGACTATTAAAAAATATAGCTGAGTCAGCTAAAGGTATGTCTGGCTTTGCTAAAGGGGCATTGGGTTTAGGAGCACTTGCTGCGTTAAGTGGTTCAGAAGATAAAAAAGATACAGAACAAACTCCTTTCCCAGAACCAGGTAGCAAAGGACAATTATCCACGGCTCCTGGAAATGTAGTTTATTATGATACTGCAACTGGTAAATATGGTTCCGCTTCACCAACACTTCCTCAAATAGGAACATATGCTCAAGGGGGCTTCCCTCGTAAGAACGGACAGATAGATGGTCCTGGCACTGAGAAGTCTGATGACATCCCTGCTATGTTAAGCGATGGTGAATTTGTTATGACTGCAAAAGCAGTTAGAGGATTAGGGGCATTGAATGGCGCTAATAAAGATGATAGGTTAGAGCAACGTCGTCAAGGCGCAAAAATGATGTATGATATGATGGACAAACTTGAAAGTAGGGTAGCGTAATGGCAGAAGAGTATACACAGATAACCAGGCAAGCGCCTTTTATTGAGGATAGAACTGAAAAATTATTAGCTACTATTTTTGGTGGTGGAGATTTACAAGGACTTGCAGAAGCCCCTACTACTGTACCGGCATACGAAGTAGCAGGATTAACTCCACAACAATTACAAGCTATGCAGTTAGCTCAGACAGGACTTGGAGCGTATCAACCTTTCTTACAAGCTGCAGGAACTACTATTGGTTCTGGCTTGGGGGCATTAGGCGCTGCAACTAAAACATTAGATCCAGCTCAAGTATCTACTTACATGGATCCATATCAACAACAAGTTACTCAGCAAGCTCTTGCTGAATTAGATCGTCAAGCTCAAATAGCACAACAACAAGCTTCTGCTGAAGCAGTGGCAGCAGGTGCATTTGGCGGTGGACGAGAAGGCGTGCAACGTGCTGAGCTAGGAAGAAATCTACAACAAGTAAAATCTCAGCGTATCTTCGAAGACCTATCAAGAAATTATTTACAAGCACAACAGGCGCAACAACAAACTGCACAACAATTAGGACAGATTGGTTCACAAACTTTACAAGCCGCACAAGCTCAAGCAGGTTTAGGTCAATTGGGTCAGCAGTTAGGCGCACAAGATATTAATCAATTATTAGGACTAGGAAGTTTATCTCAACAGTATGGCTATCAAACTCCAGAGGGAACATTTATGCCAGGTCAAACACAATTAGAAGCTGCAAGACAAACTACACTTGCTCAACAAAAAGAACCTTTCGAAAGAGCTGCGTTTGCATCTGATATTTTAAGAGGCGTACCCTCTTCACAAATTACTTATGCGCAAACTCCGGCTCCATCTACCCTACAACAAATTGCAGGTTTAGGTATCGCAGGGCTAGGAACATTAGGTGCAATTGGCGGTGGAAGTATTTCTGGGGGGATTAGTTCTTTACAGAACTTCTTTAGCTAATGGCAATTTTAGATAGAAGACTTTTTCAGAAACCACTAACCAAGGACCAGCTACGCATGTATGGTATTCCTGCTTTTGCAAATGGTGGCGTGGTACAGAAGTTTGCTGAAGGAGGTTTGTTTCCTAAAACACCTGGTAAAAAATATTACAATAAAGAAACAAGACAGTGGGAAGAGTATCAACCAGAAGCTGAAACAGCTATACCTACAATAGAAGAAAGACCAACAGAAGCTGCGACAGGAATGACCATTCCTAGTAGTGCTTATGAAGGAAGTTCTTCAACCGAAGCTGAGTTACCAGAAGATTTTAAAATGAAAGATAAGCCTTCGAAAGAAGTAATTGACGCAGTCAGAGAAAGAATTGAAGGTGGTGGAGATACTGAAGAAGATAAGTTAAAGAAAAGATTTTTAGAGAAGTCAAAACTATATAAAGAAATTCTAGGTAGTAATGAAAAGCTAATGAAAGAGCAAGGCTTTTTACAGTTAGCTCAGTTTGGTTTAAACTTAGCCTCCGCTCAAGGTTCTAACTTTATGGATAAGGTAGCTAAGTCTGCGAAAGATCCGTTAAATGCTTTTGCTGAGTTAGGAAGAAAAGCTTATGAAGACGAGAGAGCAGTAAACTTATTAGCTCTTGAATCAACTGAAGGTGAAATCAAAGCAGAGCAACAAGCACAAGTGGATAAAGAACTTGCTGCAATTAAAGCTATGGGCGATGCTAAAGACACAGATTTATCTGTATTCCAAGATGTGTTTGGAGCAGAAGATGGTAAATTACAATACTTAAACTTCTTACAAGGAAGATATGGAGAAACTAGAGAAGATCAAATTCTTACACTAACTAATACTTTAATAGGCACACCACAATTCTTAGATGATCAACAAGGCGCTGCGACTAAGGCTACTGAAATAGTAGATAATGTTTATGGAAATCAATCTCAACCTAGTCCTGGCGAACCAGTTTTAGTTACAAGTCAAGAAGAGTATGATGCATTAGAGCCAGGAACTCCTTATAAAGACACCGAAGGTAATCAAGGCATTAAGGGAGCCTAACAATGGCTACCACTCTTTTTGGTGATAAAAGCGTAGGTTCAGAAGAAAAACCTAAAACTAATACTACAATGTTTGGGGACTCTGCTACTCCAAAATTAAAAGATACTAAAAAAGATTTACCTAAAGACACTAAGAAAATAGAAGATGATCAAGAAGATACTAATTGGTTTGTTAGTTCTATATCAGGTATAGCATCTGGTGTTCTAAAAATTCCAGAAGGATTTGTTTCTTTAGGTGCAGAATTAATTGACTTAGGTTTTGATACTAACAATGCTGCGAAAGTAGATGAGTTCTTTGATAAAATAAACCCTTTTGAAGAGTACGCTGAAGATACTTTAACAGGTAAAATTTTAGAAGGTATTATTCAGTTTGGTATTCCAGGTATTGGTGGTTATAAACTAGGAGCTAGTGCAGGTAGAGCTTTAGCTAAAAAA